CATCATCTTTACCAATCTTATATCCAAAAAGTTTTATCGCCATATTTGAGTCTCTCTAAAAAGAAATGGGGGCGTAATAGCCCCCATTGTTTGACAACTATTACGCAATTATTTATGTTGCGTAAAATTCATTATTTAAGTCTTTTTATGGTTTGACGGTAGTTGTTCCAGATTTTGGTGCCGAAGCATTCCCACCAGTGGCCGCTATGCCACCAACATCTAAGAAGTGATATTGGAATGTAACAGTAAATTCCTGAACCGCATCTGTAGTGTCGTAAGATAAGTCAATAGCAGAAACATCAGTTGGAAACGCATCGTATAACTCATATATTCTAGCAATGTTGCCATCAGGTCTTAATTGATTAACAACAATTTTGCAACGATATGTACCTGTGCCAGTTCTTAGGGCATTTTCTCCATCAACGTCAACGATGGTGTTCATCCATCTATCAAAAGCCTTACGAGTCTGTTGATTGTCATCATTAACAAATGTTGCTGTCCAATCTGCATATGTTCTGTCACCAGGAACCTTTATTCGTCTTCCTCTGAATGGAACTTCAATGATACCTAATGTGAATGCTGGAATTGCACCAGACTTACATAGAATTGAAACTTCATTTGTATCAAAGCCAGGAACTGTAAATTCAGGAATAATTTCCATGCGGAATAAATTTGCTTTTGAACCACCCTTTAGTTTTTCTCTAAATGTATTAATATTAAATGTTTCGTTCGTTGCCATTTTTTATTCCTTAAGTTGTTGTAGGAAATGTAAAGTAGTCATACGACCAAGTTACAGTAAACTCTTCAAGAGTATCTGTGGAATCATAAGACAAATCAATAGTACTAATATCACTAGGCCAGCAGTTTTCTAGCGTGTATGAACTAACCACACCACCCGCTTGATTGAGTTGTTCAACTAAAATAGTAGAAAAATCTGTTTGAGTTCCACCAGTTAGTGTTTTAGATGTTGTTGAGTTATAGTCTGTAGTACCATATTCTTTTTGTAGGTCTTCTAACGTTTGTCTGATTGTGTGATTAGAATCATTAATGATTGTTGTTGTCCAGTCAGCAAATGTTCTATCTCCAGCCGCTTTGAATCTTCTACCAGCGGCAAATGGAACTTCAATGATACCTAAAGTTGAGCCAGGCAGTTGGGCTGCCTTGCACAAGTAACTAAAAGTAGAATTCTCTTCCGCTGTCATATTTTTGCCTGTTAAGGTAACTTTAAACAGATTTGAACGAGCGCCCGTATTAAGGGCGGTTTTCAAATCGCTAATTGTTGTAATTGCCATATAATTCTCCTTGTATGTTCTCTATTATTTATGCGGCAATTTCAGCAAATGTAGCGGTACCTCTTACAGAGACAAAGTTAAGTTGAATGAAGTTAACAGAACGGATTGGTTGTACGAAAATATCGCAAACAAATTCGTTAGAATTTACTACATCTTCTGGATTATTTGTTGCGTCACAAACAACTCTGAATGCTGTAATACCTCTTCTAGACTGAACGCTTCTCAAGTAAGGAACAACTAAACTTACGAAACCATTTCTTGTAGTTTCATCATTTTGGTCAAACAATACGTTATCTGCGGCTTGTCCAATTGTCTTTTGTAATTCAATAAACAATCTACGAACGTTAACACGGTTCATTGAAGTGTTCTTCAATGTGAATGTCTTGTCGCCGAATAAAACTGTACCTTGACCAACTTGTGTAATCACTGGATTGACTGAGGCTTTGTACAGTGTATCTCTGTCAGCTTGATTTGGGTTGTATGCCAAACGAACTAAGTTTTGAATACGACCATTGCTGAATCCTGCTGGAGACAACCATGGCTCACGTTGAAAATCGTTACGTGCCATACAACCTGCTGTGTCAGCATTCAGTGGCACATAAACATATGCGTCATTGTATTTGTCGTACTGATATTTCCAACCGCTGTCGGCAACTGCGTATGTAGAACGTGTAACTGTGTCTGCCCATGTAACGATTGAAGTCGCTTCAGAACCAGCATTGTTAACAACGTTTGTTCTCAATGGAGATACACAAACAATAACGTCTTTTCTAACTTCAGCAACGTCAGCAATAATTCTGTTTACTACTGTAGCGTTTGCTTGACCAGTTACAATGATAGATGCTGGAACTTCTTGTTTGTTTGAAAGCAAGACATAAGATGTTGATCTGTCGCCATCTGTGATTGCATTACCATCAGAACCACCAGCTAAAGAATATACTTCAGGAGTGTTTACTGCTGTGTAAGTTGTGTTGGACAATGTATTGCCCCAATTAGCGCCAGTAGAGTCGTGAGCAGTCCACCAAATATAATTAGAACGGTCATTGATAACTGTTTTATAGTAGTTGCTACCACCAGCATCAGCTTTAGCATCAGAACCTTTAGAAAGATACGCATATTTCTCTAAAACTGTTCCTGCTGTTCCAGTGATATCACCAGTTTTGTCAACAACGACAACGTGTAATTCATCACCAGATGCACCAGCTGCCGTACCCGCTGTAGATGTTCCTGGCGCAGAATCAAACTCACCAAAGAATTCCCAACGGCGTGTGCCTGTAGCGGCAGATGCACCAGTTAAGTGTGCAGATTCGAGTGTCAATGATGTTGCGTTAGCAATAGCAGTAACTTTAGATGCACGTCCACCTAATACAAGAATGTCGCCAACTTGCATTTGTGTGTTTGCCGCAGTACCAGAACCAGTAACTGTTGTAGAACCTGCTGTTACAGTAAATGTTCCAGTTAATGTATTAGAATATGCGTTTGCGCTAGGACACAAAGAAACTTTAAGTGCGTTTCCTAATGCGCCAGAGTAACGAGCCGCCCATGGGCCAACGTTAAACGATGCTGTGTTAATGTATACGTCATCGTTCTTAATAGATGTACCAGTACCTGCTGTGCCAGAACCTGTTGTTGCTTCTGCTGTAGCATTCAATGCTGTGTTTGCGCTACGAACAACGAACAATGAACCAGAGTAGCCCAAAAAGTTAGCGGCTGACAAAAAGTCAACAGCGTTAGTTGCATTTGGTTTACCAAATTCATTTACTAATTCAGTTTCATTAGTAACTTGTGTTGGTTTATCAATAGGACCCCAACGGAACTGACCAGAAAATGCGCCAGATGTTGAAGATACTGCCTGTGAGGAAGACACCAAATCTGTTTCGGTGATCTTGATTCCTGGTGAAATTAGACTTATAGCCATTGAATTCTCCTTGTTATAATGATGTTTTGCTGTTAGGTTTGTTTAATTTATTTATAAAAAATCAGATTTGCGATAGTCTTCTACTTGCCAGACTTGCCCTCCCGCATCAACTAATTGATCTTCTTCGTCACCATTATTTATAAATCCAAAAGGAGTGACTTCCTCTTCAATCATTTTGATTCTTGCTTCGTACAATTCTTTTCGTACATTGATGTTTGTCAATTCTTTGAAATATGAGTTTGTTGTTAACCACGAAAATAGAACTAGAGGCATAACTAAGTCATCGTGATATCCTTCGTCAGCAGAATAGCTGTTTCTTTTTTCGATAAATGTTGAAATTTCTGCTATAGTGTCCGCATCGTTGATAATGAGTTTTTTCTCTTCGACCATCGACTTAAAATTGGAACATCCAATGCGTTTAACTTTCTTGTCTGTGATGACACCAAGCTGTGTTTTATTTCCACCAAAGCCACCATTGACAACTTGGCCTTGTGGTGTTCTGCTGACAGAAATGATATTTTCATATTCATATTCTGCGTACAAAATCTCTGCAACTTGTTCCGAAGAATTGATTTCAATTAGAACGTATGCTTCATTATATTCTTTACCGACCCTATAAAGTACCGACGGATACAAAAGAGGGCTTATTTGATTGTTTCTGTACTTGCCTACCATTTTGTATGGCATCTGAGTTATGTCAAGAATTACAAATGCTGAGTAGTCACCACCGACACCCTTTGCTGTGTCTGCAACAATACAATATGCATGGTCTTTTTCAACCTTCTCATAAATGTCAAGTCCGTCTTTCTGATACATGATAGGACTAGCCGACATTTGTGCAATTGAGTCGGAAGCAATTAACGTGAGACTAGAACCTAAGAAGTTACAAAGAACCTCTTGATTGAACTTCAATTCACCAAGCAATCTTCGCTGTTCGGATGCCCAATTTTCGTCACGTCCAGGAATGTCCCAATAAGGAATAAACAAATTGACAAATCCATTTCTGTCGTTCTCTGCATCATTCCAGAACTTCCAGAAGTGGTTGTATCCTAGTGGGGTAGAACTCAACAGAATCTTTGTTGTTTCACCAGCAGAAATCGTAGGATAAACTGAGGTGAAGAATTGTTCTGCAACATTGTTCGGTATGATAGCGGCTTCGTCAACGTACAATAAGTTAACTGACTTACCACGAATACCTGATGCGCTTGTTGCGGCTGTGAATACGATTGAGCCATTTTCTAGCGCAATGTCACCTTTGTTCCATGTAGTGACGCCTTGCTGAAGCCACGTGGGAAGATTCTCATACATGATTTGATATCGATACAAAACTTCTCTAGCGGCAGTCGCTTTGTTTGCTAGAATCGCTACAGTCTTGCTTCCTTGAAATAAAGTATACCAAAGAATGTAAGCGGCTGAGGTTGTTGTTTTACCTTGTTGTCGCCCTTCCATAAGAATGACTTTACGATTTTCATGAATAATCTTTACTTT